TCTGGATGCCACCACCTTGTCTGACCCCATGCAGGTCAACATTTTTGGCATCATCCAGAGCGACACCAAGTCTTTCACCGCCAACTACAACAAGGCTGACTATACGAAGGTTAAGGCGGCTGGTTACGATGAGACTCCCGAGAGCAACGCCGTGAAGTACTACGCCCTGAAGATGCAGGACGGCTCCGGCTTCACTTGGCAGGGTATGCATCAGGTTGGCTTGTCCGGCTTTGGCGTGGACGAGGTTGTGGAAATGACCATCAACTGCATCTTCACCAAGAAGCCTGAGTTCAGCGAGACCCTGACTGTCACTGGCGGCTAAACCGCAAAAATCGAATCAACCAAATTGGGCAGAACTGAACAACGGATTTGGTTCTGCCCCTATTTATAAAGGAGAGCATTTATTATGGCTGCTAAGGTTATCAACTTTCATTCCCCCGATGGCAAGAACACTTATGAGCTGACTTTCACCCGTGACAGCGTGGAAGCTACCGAGCGTGCAGGTTTTCAGATTGGTCAGTACACCCAGATGACCAATCTGCTGTCCAACTCTCGCGCTCTGTTCTACGGTGCTTTTATCGCACGGAACAAGGGCATCAAGCGCAAGGTCGTGGACGAGATGTTCCAGCACATCGAGGATAAGGAAGACCTGATGGGCATTCTGCTTGAGATGTTCATGGACGCTTCCAAGTCTCTGCTGGCAACTGACACTGAGGACAAGACCGCAAAAAACGCAACGTGGGAGATTGTGTAACCGCACAATCTCAGGAAACAGACGGAGAGGGAGAGCTATTCTCCTTCTCCAAGTTGTTCCATGATGTAGAAGCCTATTACATCTCCATTGGCATGACCTACGACCAGTTCTGGTACGGCGATGTCTGGCTGGCAAAGGTCTACCGTGACGCAGAGGAGCTACGGGAACGCAGAGCCAACATTGAAGCATGGAGAAATGGTTTCTACACAGCATCTGCGCTTTCCTCTACAGTTGGCAATATGTTCCGCAAGAAAGGGTCTAAGCCCATCAAGTACATGGATAGACCGATTCCCCTTACCCAAAAGGAGAAAGACGAGTATGAATACCAACGCGCAGTTGAGGCGCAGGAGCGAATCAAGAGAATGATGTTCTCTATGATGGAAAGCGATGGTGGTAGCAATGGCTGATGTTGATATTACGAGCTTATCCGTAGAGATTTCTGCGGAATCGCAGGGCGCAGAGCTTAATATCGACAAGCTCACTGCCGCCATTTCTAATTTGCGGACAAAGGGTAACGTCGCAAAGGTCGTGAACAGCCTTGACAAGCTGGCTGGTTCCATTGCAACGCTGAAACAGGCATCCGCTGGAATGTCCGGGCTGGACAAAATCACCAGCTTTCTGAATGGGCTTTCTAACGTCAACCCGACCGCAAGCGCAAAGAGTATCAACACGGTCGTAAACACAATCAAGAAGATCCCTGCGGCTGTGTCTGGCTTGAGCGGCGTGGACTTTTACTCCATGTCTGGAAGCATTACTCAGCTCACTAACGCTTTGGCTCCGCTGTCCATTCTGGACGCATCGAACCTTAAAGCTCTTGGAAGCGCTTTCAATGCGATCGGAAAGGTTCCTGACCTGACCGACAAGCTGAAAGCGACTGACCTTGATTCTTTTGCGAGCTCTTGTCAGAAGATTTCTGCTTCTCTTGCTCCCCTTGCATCTCAGCTTGACAAGGTGGGCAACGCCTTTGCAAAGCTCCCTCCGCAGTTGAGTAAGGTGGTTACACAGGCAAATCGTGTGACCGCAGCAAACGAAAAGCAGCGCAAGAGCTATCTCAGTCTGTCCAATCAGATGAACGGCTTTATGCGGAACATGGCAAAGCTGGTTTCGTTGAAAGCTATCGCTGAGTATCTTGGCAACGCTGTTGCAAAGTTTAACGACTTCTATGAAGCAACAGACCTGTTTCATAATGCTATGGGCAATCTGAGCGGTGAAGCTGATACGCTCATTAGCAAGATGCAGGGCTTGCTTGGCGTTGACCCGACCAAAGCGATGACCTACATGGCCACCATCCAGAGTTTAGGTACTTCGTTTGGTCTGGCCAGCGACAAGGCATACATTTTGTCTAAGAACCTGACCCAGCTTGCCTATGACGAAGGTTCCTATTGGAACAAGGACGTTGCAGAAACCTTTACCGCAATGTCTTCCGCAATTTCTGGTGAGATTGAGCCTATTCGCCGTTTGGGCATTGACCTGACTCAGGCACGGTTACAGCAGGAGCTTCTTGCTTTGGGCTTTAACAAGCAGGTTTCCAGTCTGTCTCAGGCAGATAAGGCAGTTCTGCGTTACATTGCCATTATGAAGCAGACTGCTAACGTGCAGGGCAACCTTGCACAGACCATCCAAAGCCCTGCGAACCAGATTAAAATTCTGAAAGCGCAGTTAGATATGCTGGCAAAGTCTGTTGGCTCTCTGCTCTACCCTGCCCTGAAATCCATCCTTCCCCCGCTGATTGCCGCTGTTCAGCTCATTCGAGAGTTTGTTGAATGGGTGGCAAAGCTAATGGGTGTGAAGGTCGTGTTCACTGATTTCACCAAGAGCGCTGACAGCGTTGGCGGTATCGGTGATGCAATGGATGACACGGCTGATTCGACAAAGAAAGCTGCCAAAGCCCTCAAGGACTACACGATGGGTTTTGATGAGCTGAACATCATTGACCCCACACAGGGAAGCTCTGGCTCTGGCGGCGGCGCATCTGCTGGCAACATCTTGGGCGATGTAGACCTGTCCGGCTACGATATGTTCAAGAATTATGTTGGCACATCTATTGATGAAATCAAGGAAAAAGTAAAAAAACTTCTTCCAATCATTGCAGGTGTTGCAGCCGGATTTGCCGCTTGGAAAATTGCTGATTTTCTTTTTAGCCAGTTAAACAATGTCCACGGGTTAGCTTACAAATTGGGGCAGGTTGTTGGAGAATTACGAAAGAAGTTAGGGCTTGTCAACCCTGAACTTGCTGTAATTGCTGGTACTGTGGCACTAATTGTATGGCGTTTTGTGGACTTGTATCAGAACAGTGAGAAATTCAGAATCGGTCTGCAAAGAATAAAAGACCTTATTGAGCTTGCTGCACTTGGCTTCTCTCAGGGATGGAATATTTCTCTTACTGAAGGAAAACTTGGACAATCCATTGAGCATTTAAAAGAATCTATTAAAATACTCGCACAGCAAATTCTCGACCTTCTGCCTGATGAATGGAAAGAAAGCGCTTCTAACGCATTTGAAACAATCCGACAAGTCGTAAAGAAGTTGGACTTGGATTTAGGAGATTTGGCTCTAACCTTAATTGGAATTGGATTGATTATCAGCGGTCATCCTGTAGCTGGTCTCGCCGTTATCGGATTTGAAGCCGTTTCTGTTGCGATTCGCGGATTAGGTAGCGAAAGCGAAAAAGAGTCTTTTGGCTTAAAATCCGATTGGCATAGCGCTTTTCAACAGCTTGGAATTGATGCTGGAAACATGGCATCCTTCTTTGTTGATGGATTTGCTCAAATTGTGGATAGCATTTCTGATTTTATTCATTGGATTAAAGACGGAATCAGCGAATCTGAGCGTTTGGATGTCACGATGAACAAAACTTTGTTCCCGAATGCTCTTCTTGGATTGGCTGACCTGATTGCAGATATTGAGACATTTGTTCGTTGGGTTAGCAAAGGCCCAACTGAGGCTGAGCGCCTTGACGTTTCAATGAATCAAGGCTTCATTGCTAATGCCCTTCTTGGCTTAGCAGATTTGATTTCCGACATCGGAAGCGTGATCGATTGGTTTGTTCATTTGGATGACCATATCAAATCGGCCGGAGAATCTTTTACGAGGTTCTTGGATGGAGTGGAAAATTGGGCAGCAGAAGCGGGAAAAGCTGCTGCAAACATGGTAAACGCAGTTGCAGACGCAATCGCTTCTCTGCCGTCAAAAATGTATGAAGCTGGGAAAAACGTTTGGCAAGGTCTTGTAAAAGGCATTCAGAGCGGAATCAGCAACGCAACTGGAGCGGCTGCAAATCTTGCCAAAGCCGTCATCGATAAGTTCACCACTGAGACTGATATCCACTCCCCTTCCAAGCTATTTGAACAATTTGGTATCTACATCGACCAAGGCCTTGCAAACGGTATCGCTGCTGCTATCCCCTACGTCTCCACTGCTATGCAGGGCGTTGTAAATGCTGTGCAGGAGAAAGGCAACGAGCTGATTGCCGCCGGTTCTACTCAGGCTACCAACTACGTTACCGGGTTCTTGAACGGTCTGGATACCCAGTGGCAGCAGATTGATTCCAGCTTGCAGACCGATTTCTTGGGCAGTATGCAGACGCTCGGCACTGCCATCGAGAAGGGCGATTTGCAGTCTCTTGGTAAGTGGGCGGCTTCCTATTTCTATCATGCAATGGATGATGAACAGCGCGCACAAATCAAGTCTATTGCAGAAAACAGCCTTACTTGGCTGACAAGCAACCTGAGTGGCGTTTGGAACAACATTGCCGGTATGGCTTCTAGCTTTATCGGTCAACTGGTTCCTTCGACCGTTGCTGCTACGACGGCGCAGACCGGATTAAATATTGCAATGGACGCAAACCCGATTCTGTTTGTTGTTTCGCTGATTGCAATGCTGGCTGGCGCTTTGCTCAATCTAGCCGGAACGAATAGCGATGTTGCGGGCGGCATTTCTTCCGTGTGGGGCGGTTTGAAGGATTTCATGTCCTACATTTTCGAAGGCATCGTGCGTCTGCTCGGCACATTTGTGCAGGGCTTCATCAACGGCGTAAATATTATGATTGGCGCATACAACCTTGTTGCACAGCTCTGGGGCGGTCAGATTGATTATATCAAGAACCCGCTGTTCGAGTATGCGGACAAGATTGCCGCCGCTCGTGAAAACAGCTCTTCCGTAGATTCTCTTGCTTCTGGAAACTTGGATTATTCCAGCGTTCCGGGAACAAGCGAATATGAACAGGCGTCTGGCTCCGGTTCGTATTCTTCTAGCAGTTATACTCGGTCGGCAGAGCTTACCCCGTCTGAACTGCGTGACGCGGTAAAGGAAGGCTTCGTTTCCGCCTTGCAGGAATCCGGGTTCGGAGACACGGACAACGGAAACTTCACCGTTCGGGTTTATCTCGACGGAAAGGAGATCACTTCTGCGGTCGAAAAACGTCAGAGCGATCGCGGAATGTCCCTGATGGGAACAGAAGCATACAGCTACTAAGGAGGTGACAGTTCTATGGCAAATATTCCAGCACTGGTTACAGTGAACGGTACGGCATTGCCTGAACCGTCCTCTTATGAAGCCACCACAAGCACGATTGTGGATTCTGGACGAAATACTCAAGGAAAAGTGGTCGGGGCCGTCGTGCGACACGATGTTGCAAAAGTATCGCTGTCGTGGAACTACCTGACCGCAGCCCAGTGGGCAACCGTCCTTAGCCTGTTTACCAAGAATTTTTATTGCTCGGTTCGGTTCTTGAACCAAGCAACAAACACTTATGAAACCCGGCAGATGTATGTGTCCGACCGCACATCTGGTATGTGGAGGCGAAGCCAAAACAGCGGAAACGTAATGGGCTGGGCTGGATGCAAACTGGCGCTTGTGGAGGTCTAAGATGGAGCATCCTTCTCAAAAATGGCTGAACAAGTTCAGCGAAACGCTTGTTCCTGAGACTTTTATCAAGATTTTTTATGACAGTACAGAGCCGGGCGTCCAAAAAGACGCTTCTGCAAGCGCCGACAGTCAAACGTTGTTCAGCAATGTTTCCGGCATTACATCCGAAAACGATAAACGTTCGATTGCAAAGTACGCAACCGGAGAGCCAAATCTTCATTTGCTTGACGGAACATTTTTGCTTCCGCCAGCGTCCGGTTCTTCTGCCAACGAAGCCGGATACATCAGTCGCGATATTGTTTCTGAATCGAACCATCCAAAGCTGACGTTTACTTTCAGCAGACTTCACACGAGACCTATTCCCGGCATTACGATTTTGTGGTCTGAGACGTTGAACGAATACGCCAAAAGCTTTAAGCTCACGGCATATTCTGGAGACACACAAGTAAGCACGATTACTGTCAACGACAATAACGATGTTAGAATCGAAGTCGATTGGGAAATCTCCGGCTACGATAAAATCACTCTTGAGGTCTTGTCTTGGTGTTTGCCTGACCGCAGGGCAAGAATTGAATGGTTCATGGTCGGTTTCAGACTGACTTATACAAAAAACAACTTAATCTCTTACACTCATGAGTCAAATCGTGACCCAATATCCGGTCAGCTTTCCAAAGATAGCATTTCTTTTTCTCTTGATAACAGCCAACAAACATGGAACCCTCTGAACCCACAAGGTATGTATCGATACCTTTATGAGCGCCAGCTTGTCACAGTCAGCTACGGAATGGATATTGATGGGACGACCGAGTGGATTAACGGCGGCAAATTCTTTATGTCTGAATGGAGTGTTCCGGCAAACGGCATTGAAGCTTCCTTTGTTGCTCGCGATGCTCTCGGATTCCTGATGGACTCTGCATATATTGGCAGAAAAAGCGGAACATTGTACGATATGCCCGCGCCATCGTGGACAACTGCAACGCCAACTTCCGCAGCATGATGGACTACTTCACGCAGGACAAGATCGCCACTCTGACCGCTGAGAACCAGAGCCTCAAGTTTGCGGCTTCTCAGGATCGTCAGAATGCGCTTCTGACCACCGTGATGTCCCAGCAGACTGATACCATCCTGAACCGGGTCAATCCTCGTCCGATTCCCGCTTATCAGGTGGCAAATCCCAACGTGGGCGTGAACTGCTGCGGCTGCTGCTAACCAACACACTCCCCGATAACACCGGGTGAACCATCGGGGCAGGGGTAAGACACCTCTGCCCCTGATTTTTTAGGAGGAAAACATTATGGCTTGCAAAACAAGCTGCAAACTCTGCCCGCACCTCGTCATTTCGAATGCGGTCACGTTCGCCAATGATACGCTGACCATCAATATCCCTGCTGGCTCTTACGCAGCGGGAGAAAAATATTGTCTGGTCATTGCTCAGGCTTTGCCGGACACGACCACCATCAACGCCCCTGTGGTTATCACCATCGGTGCAGGGACGACTGCATACCCTCTGACCGACTGCAACTGCGCTCAAGCAACCGCCGAGAGCATTCACACTCGCACCCGCTACGCTACCCGTGTTGCAACGTCTGCGACCGGCACCGGCACGTTCAAGTATCTTGGCTGCTTCTGCCGTTCCCACGCCGGGGCGCCTGCGTCTATTTCTTGAGGAGGTGTAGATTATGGGCAAGACTAATTTTCGCCGCATGATGATGCTCCGTGACCACGACAAAAACCGTGAGCCGGAGCGTGACCGCCTTGAGGAAGAGCGTGACCGCAGGGAGCGTGAGATGGAACGCCGTCTGCGTAAGCTGGAAGGTGGCAACGACCGCTATCCCTACTATCCGCAGGAGGAAAACCGTTACATTGACCCCTACCCTATCCCCCGCTATCCTGACGTAGAGAATGGGCGCAGAATGCCTCAAATCGGCTTCTCGCAGAACGGAGACTGGGATAAACGGTCTGGGCAGTACGAACATGGCGGTGCTGACAGCCGTTCCATCAAGATGCCACGCCAGCACCTCACCCACGATGAAGCAGAGGAATGGTGCGACAGCATGGTGAATGCTGACGGCACGAAGGGCTGTCACTGGACGCTGGAACAGACGCAGGACGTTGCGAAACAGCGCAATATCACCTGTGACCCGAACGATTTCTGGGCTGTTATGAACATGATGTACTCGGATTATTGTCAGGTCGCAAAACGTCAGTCCGTTGACACTCCGGGCTTCTACGCTGACATGGCAAAAGCGTTCCTTGAGGACGCAGATGCCGCAGATGGCAAGGCATATCTCTACTGGGATTGCATTGCTGATAAGTAAAACAAAACCCCTGTGCGGCCGTTGTGACTGTACAGGGGTTCTGCTATTTTAACTTTAGAACTTAGTTTTTATCAACTCCGGCAACCTCTCTCAGAGCCAGAATCCCCATCGAGCACGCTTCATACCGCTCAATGTCATTCGGATCAAAACAGTTTAATTCTGCTCTGATGTCAGAAAGTGTATGAATTGCGTCCCAAACCTCTTTCGCAGTATGATTCTCCATAATTTTCATTATAGCCATACCCTCCTTAAATCTCATCATTTCAAATAATGTGCCGGAGCATCTTTCATAAGAAGTAAAACAATCTGTTTGTATCGTTTATGCGCTTCTTCTGTAATGGCATATTCCAACGCTCTCACATCAGAAAACTGTAGGTTTTCTGCAAGAATTTTGAGCGTTGAAGTTTGCTCCAACACTCCGTTTCCATTCTTGAACTCGTAAACGCTCTTGCACAACGCAACCAAATCATTATCACTAACATGGGTGATATAGTTGTTCATTTCTCCGTAAGTCATAGTAAATCCATCCTAGTTTTCAGCTTCTATCGGCATTTGCCATTGTGGCTTTACACCAGCGACACTCTTTTTCTTCTTTTGTGGACGAAATATATCCGCAGAGACTGCATTTTACTCCTACTTCCACACCATGAATGTTCTTTGCGGCAATATATTCTGCCGTCTTTCCTTTATTTGCGTTCGGTTTGCACGTTTTCTTTTCCATAACAATCCTCCTAAATCTTAACTTTTATCGTCAATCCTCTAAGAAATCCTCTTGATTCAGAACTTGATTTACAATTCGTTCTGTACATTCTTTGATAACCGTAGATGCGGGAACATTATCTTCATCATTCATCTAAGAAATCCTCCAACTCAATCTTCCCCTCTGCCGCCGCAACCGCCAGAGCGTATACAAACTGTCCAATCGTCATTCCGTGCCGTCTTGCTTCACGGTTGATGTATTTGCGCTCTTCCTCGCTCATAAGGATGGTAATGCGCTTTGAACGCTTGCCATCGCCGCTTGCAACGCCCTGATGCGATTCCGGCATCGGGATTTTTTTCTTTGTCAAACCAGCTTCGGCTAGTGCACCGGGAACATCGCCCTGTTCGATAAGGCGTTGAACTTCCTTCGCCTGTTTCAGCTTCTTTGGCTTACTTTCGCTTACTACGGCATTGTTCGGCTGTGTTTCGCTGTCTTTGGCTTGCTTCGGCTTAATACTTCTTAACTGTGCTTCATTAGGCTGTGCATGGCTGTCTGTTGCTTCATTGGGCTTAATTGGTACTTGTTCGGCTTCGTTCGGCTTTGCTTGGCTTACTTCTTCTTCCTTTGGCTCACTTCGACTTAATGTCTGTTCCGAAAAAATAGGTTGAAAATCAAAGCCGCCAAGCAAGCCTGTTGATTTTTTGCTGGTTGATTTCACTTTTCTTCCTCCGTTTGGACGTGTAAGCCTAAGTTTTTTTCATTCCTAAGCTCTTTATGTCGGTATGTTTCAAATTCTTCGATGTCTGTTCTTCTCATATAATCTTTCCAACGTCTCAAAGCGCTTACAAAAGCGTCATAGCTTTCCATTTTTATCCTCCTCTACAATTTTCTGCGCCAACGCCTTGAAATCCTCTGCGCTGGTACTCTTTGCCGTATCACCGCTAAACAGACTGTGCCGCTCTGCTTGTGCCTTACGAACGCCCATAGACGGTCTAATCTTCACGTCAAGTAGCTTTGTTCCCATGCTCTGTGCAATCACCGGGAGCTGCTCTACAACCTCTTTGGACAGGTTCTCACGGCTCTTGTACTGATTCAGAAGCAGACCTTCAATCTTCAAAGTCGGGTTGAAGTATCTGCGAACATCGCTGATGGTCTGCGAAAGCTGGCTCAAACCAGCCAGTGCGTATCGGTCTGCCGTAATGGGCACGATGATGCTGTTGGCGGCGATCAGTGCGTTCACAAGCGCAAGACCAAGCTGCGGGGGAGTGTCCAGCACAATGTAATCATACTGCACGGACACGCTTTCAAGGGCTTCTCGCAGCCGGAAGTTCTTTCCCATGTCCCGGACAAGCTGTTCGTCAATGTCCTTCAATGCGTTGTCAGACGAAAGAATGTCACCAGCTTCACAGTGCTGGATTCCTTCTTCGACCGTTCCTTGCCGTGTCATCACATCAAACAGGGTGCATACGTCCTCTGTCTGTGCGCCGTAGGTGTCCGTTGCGTTGCACTGGGCATCGCAGTCCACCAGCAAGACTTTCTTGCCAAGCAACTGCAATGCACCAGCCAGACAGGTGCTTGTGGTGGTCTTTCCTGTGCCGCCCTTCTGGTTGGCGACAGCTATGATTTTTGCCATTTTATCACTCTTTCTTTATTCTTCGGGTTCATCAGGAAGTGGCATCCAATGGGTTACATAATATAACACATTATCATCAATCAGTTGCGTTTCACTATTGTTTCCATAGAACGCATCCGTCAACACATCATCTGTATACCATTTTTCGCCTTTGAAGTCACCATAATAACCGAAAGTAACGCCCATCACTTTATCATAAATGATAATCTGAACGTACTTGTCTGGCATCTTATCTTTTACGCTAATCCAACCCATTCTCGCTCCTTTCTGCATCATCTGCCCACCCTGCTTAATGTGCTTCATCTGACTACTTCAAGAAGCTATCATTAAATGTAGCATAATCGTCAAGGTCTGCTTCTTTCAAAATTGAGTACATATAAGCGCCGGGGTCTTTTTCAATCCTATCAAGTCGATCACTGACAAGAATCCTGTATGCATTCTCAATGATGTTCACAACAGCCTCTTTTTTCTTGTTAGGCTTGATGTTCGGATACTTCTCCGGCAATCTCTTTGCCACCAGCTTTGCGGTCGAGATACACTGGCTTTTAGACATCTCCGGCGCAATAGATGTCCAATCCACATCCTCGTATGCGCCGCTGCGGGGCTTTCTGGCAGGTCGTTGGCTCTTTGGAACATCTTTTAGCTCTACGCTTTCAACCTCGTTAGCTTCCACGTCTATGACTGGCTCATTAGACTTAAAAGCTATATTGAACTTTACAGCAACCGCATTGCGACCTCTCATGACCTTGTCATATTCAACGCACAGGTCTGATACTTCGTTTATTTCAGCTACCGCAATATCAATGACACGCCGCCTAAGATGCTTGAACTCTTGATAGCTAGGTTCTCTTGCACCAAGCTGTTCCCTTAATCTATCCAACGTAATTTCAGGCTGGCTCACGCCACGTCCGATGAACTCTCGGAGAATTGAATACAGCAGAATGCTATACTGCGATTTCATATTCGCTGTGTAGCGCAAACGATACTTGACATATCCACGCTCTGCAATGTCGAAGAAAACAGGTTGCAGAAGCGGATTGCAACACAATGAGACAGTAATATTCATTAAACTAGGTTCAAAGTTTACAGTTGCTCTACTGAACAAAGGATACAAGTCAAACGAGCCTGAACCGTCACCTCTAGGAACTTCAACGGAGTTGTCGATGAAATGCTTGACTTGCGCTTTCAAATTCCTAGAGTTGATTTTCAACCCCAAAAACTCGCAATACTCTTGTAACGTAAACTGAACCGTTGAAGTTTCAGGGTCTCTCGGATTGATGCGGCTAAGATACACTTCAAGTAACCGTAGTTCTCCTGCTGTATAATCAGTGAACTTTGCCCAAACAAGCTGTCGGCTCTTTTCAACCAAGTTCCCGCCTTTAATATCAGACAATCTTATCACGCCTCCTCTCGTATAAGAGTATATCACAAACAGGTGTACAAATCAATAGCAAGTGTACACCTGTTTCCACTTCTTGTACACCTAACCGTCCACATTTTGTACACCTATTTCCACGATCTGTACACCTATATCCATTTTTTGTACACCTCTTTACATTATATAAAACAAGACTATTAACAAGATTATAAAATAACTTCTACTAATAGCAGAAGAAGAAATTTTCCACAAAATCTTTTCTTTCTCTCTTAAAAAGTGGAAAAACAAAGCGAATATCGCTAAATAAAAAGATGCTCAACATCCGAAAGGTTGAAACGCTTAACGGTTAGGTTTACCTAACGTGTACAAAAAGTGGATGAAAAACTTTTAATTCAATGCTATGGGGGACAGATTGACAAGCCGACCAATCACAAGCAACAAATTAACGATAATTCGTTATTTGTCCCGCGCGAATATTGTCGATTTACAGCCTATGGGGGACGGATTGACAAGGTAAATTTGCCCGATAGGTGTACAAAAAGTGGATGAACGTGGACAAAATATTCTGCAAAAACTACGACAATTCGACAATCAGCGCAAAATGTTTTCCTGATTGATAGTATAAGAATCGTTTCGCTTCATGGCCGAAGCTTCTCCACAGTCCTGTGCCTGATATAAAATCTGCATATTTGGTTGTGTTCCGTCTGGGTCTGGGTCGGTTTTGGTGGCCTGTGCCATTTCATAATGACCGGTGATGGTGCGGCAGACGGACACACGATCACGCAAAGTCGTGTGAAGGTTGGCTACCATTTCGCACAGAACGGCAAGGTAATCTGAGCCGTGATTGCCATAGATCAGATAGCACAGCAAATCAATTTCCTGTGGATGGGCGTCTTTGATATGTTCTATCAGTGCATCTCTCTTTCTCTCGGTGCTGGCATCGCCAGCCAGACTTTCCAATAATCCGGGATGCAAACAGGTGTCTATGTACGGTTTGGCTGCAACGCCGCAGCACACGAACCACTTTATGATAGTAGGAGCATCTGGGGTCATTGTCCCTTGCTCATAACGAAAAATGGATGTCCGGCCTACACCCATTTTGTCCGCAAGCTTCTGTTGGCTAAGCCCGGATTCCGCTCTTGCCATCTCTAACGCTTTTGCCACTCGTATCCTATAATCATCCATAAATACCCCTCTTTCGACAAAACGATACAAAAACAAAGAAATTTAACTGATATATTGTTCAAAATGTGAAACAATAATTGAAAAAAGCCGCTGTTTCATTGAAACAGCGAGATGTGGTATAACTGTATTGTCAAAAAATTCCAAATAGAAAGGAAACACAAAATGAAAGAAACTGTAATTTGGAACCATGAACGTATGCCAATCATCGACGGAATGCCCGCCAGCGTTCCCGATGGGCAACCGCACACACCTGAACCGTGGGAGGAAAGCTAATGAAACGAACCGTAGATACTCTGATTATTCCATACGCCCGCAGACGGACGCTAGAGCTTGTCCTGAGCCTTTCTGGGTACGAAGCTGATAAAGATGCTTACCTCGAAGCAAAAGGCATTCTGGAGCGTGCCGTAGCCGCTTTGGACGATGGGCGCGACCCGGCAGATAACATCGAACGCATTGACGGACAGCTTGTGGAACTGTGAAAGGAGAAGAAGATGGACTTTACAAATGGATTCTATAAGGCAGATAACCCTGTTGTTCTTGAAGAAGTGAAAACTTTCCTTCAGTCAATGGAACGGCGTGGAGCAACCGTGAAAGACTTGGACGATGCCATTGTGCAGCTAAACAATGTTTCGCACAGCATCAGCACAAATGCGCTCGTCAAAGCAGATGTTCTGGACAAGTTGCCTGAAAACCCTTTTCGTTCCATGCTCAACGGAATGTTACAAAGCAAAGGGTAACTTAAATTTAATGTGGCTCTTAATCATTGTCATCGCAATTTTTGGCTTCCCCGATGTAAAGTAATGGATGGGAAAATCATTCAATTTTAACAAAGTTGTTGAAATGGTATTGACTGCACAACAGAAAGGTGTATAATCATATCAAATGAACGTCCGTACTTACCGATCGGGAGGATATGCCACAATGAGTGAACAGGAAAGAGCCAAGATTGACCGATTTATTGCATGGCTGCTGGAACACCCAGAAAAGATTCCGGCAGCGGAACAAGCACTAGACCTAGAGTAACAGAAAATCCCTTGCGCAGAGCTACACCAGCCCGGCGCAAGGGATTTTTATTTTACCGGGTCAGAACCATTTCTTTTTTCGGTTTCTACGGTAACGATATTTTCTGCTGTTGCCATATAGCACACGGTCGTTGCCTTTTAGCAAGGCTTGCATGAACCAGAAGCAAAAGGCACAGCCACACAACAGGTAATACATGGGCTTACCTCACATCTTCTCGATCAAGTTCATCAGCGCTTCACGCTGTTCCTTCGGCATAGATTCAAGTTTTCTTCTAATCCGCTCCAATGCTGCATCGACTTCACTTTGCGGCTGCTGGGGCGGGTTTTCTTTTTGATTGCCAGAAACCAAAGCATCTACGCTTGTTCCAAAATAAGAAGCTATCTTATCGAGCGTTTCATATTTCAAGCTTTGCTTTCTACCGTTTTTCAAATCGGTCAAAGACCCACGGCTTGCACCCGATTCCTTGCACATTGTGGTCACATTTACTCCACGCTGCTTGCAGAGTTTTTCAATATTTTCGTACAAGTTTACCATAATTCCAGTCCTCGCATTGTAAGGTTTGCTGAAATTACGCGAACGCTTAAAAAAGTCTTGCATTTTACGCGAAAGCGTATTATACTAAGACCGTACCGCGAGGGCGTAATGAATGATTTCTAGCAACTTCATTATATTACACTTATGCGTAAAAATCAATAGCCGGAGGTGAAATAATGGCTGAAAAAAAGCCTCTGTGTGACTTTGGCAAACAAATCGAGATTGCTCTTATCCAAAAAGACAAGACCAATGACTGGTTGATTGAAAAAGTCAAGGAGGACACCGGACGATATTTTGACCGTTCTTACCTTTTCAAGGTTAAGACAGGGAAGCTGGAAACGCCCGGCATCAAGAAAAGCATCTGCCGGATTTTGAATATTCAGGATTCGGGAGTGTAAGAAGGGAGAGAAAAAATGGCAAACATTCAAGTTTTTGAATATCAGAACAGCAAAGTTCGCACGGTTGATATGGACGGCGAAGCATGGTTCGTTCTGAAAGACGTGTGCGCTGTGCTTGGTATTAGCAATAACCGAATGGCTGCTGACCGATTAGATGATGACGAAAAGGGTGTCAGTCTGATTGACACCCTTGGCGGCAAACAGGAAATGGTAATCGTCAACGAAAGCGGTTTGTACCATGTCATCCTCCGCAGCGACAAACCGGAAGCGGCTCCGTTCCGTAGATGGGTCACAAACGATGTGCTTCCTACCATTCGCAAGACTGGAAGCTACAACGCACCGCAGCTTACCCGCTCGCAACTTCTCGCAACTGCACTGATCGCAGCGCATGAGGAGCTGGAAGAGAAAGACAAGCAGATTGAGACCATGAAGCCGAAAGCACTTTTTGCTGACGCAGTAAGCGCAAGCAGCCAGAGCATTCTTGTTGGTGAAATGGCAAAGCTGCTGTCACAGAACGGCATCCAGATGGGGCAGAACCGCTTGTTCTCATGGATGCGTGAAAACGGATACCTGATTAAGGACAGAAAGCGGACGGACTACAATATGCCGACCCAGAAGTCTATGGAACTTCGCTTGTTTGAAATCAAGGAAACGTCCATTGCACATTCCGACGGGCACACTTCTATCAATAAGACCCCGAAGGTGACGGGTATCGGTCAGGTCTATTTCGTTAATCTCTTCTTAAAGACGGAGAAGAGCAGAAAAGCGGAGGACTGAACATGGAGCAGATTATCACCTTAAAGGTAGACCTTGAACACCCGAACGAAGCGCACCACGCCATTGACGAGGCAACAAAGTCTTACGAGGAAAGCAAAAAGCGCTGGGATGCCTTTGAAATCAACGAAGCCAAAAGCAGAGCACGAGACATTTTGTACAACCTATGCAATGAAGGTTACAGTATGATATGGACGGTCACGGATGGCGCTGTCGGCCTGACGATCTGGAAAAACTTTGGGGAGCCTTGTTTTGGCCAGTGCTATATGCCAAAAGAAAGTCTGTTTGACATCTGGGTCGAAAAGCTAGTTGCACTGTGCATTGCCACAGGCAAGGAAGTCCCGAAATTCATCATCAAAAAGGCTGGTGAATGCTGGTGAAATTCTGTAAAGCGCAAAGCCGGAAGCGCAGGTTAAAGCTTGCAATGGCGGAAGGCGTGTCCCGGAACGAAGCCAACAATGTACTGTGGATGGAAAAGATGCTGAACCAGTGCTTTGAACGGCATAATCGGGAAGCCAGAGAGAAAGGTGAACGCGATGAATAAATTCTGCGTCCGCTGTAAAGCGCTTCTTGAATCTCCGAACGCAAACCAGAAGTATTGTGCCGTATGTGCACATAACGTCCAGCTTGAACAGCAAGCGAAATGGAGACGTCGGAAGGGCAAAGCCGAACGAGTGATAAGTCTCTGTGCGTGGTGCGGTAAGACGATGGTAAAGAAAACACCGGATCAGAAGTATCACAAAGATTGTGCCAGAAAGGCCGAAAGGTCATGTGCACCGGCTAGATATCAATTCAAGCTGCCAGAAAGGCAAAGACCGGCTCCGCCTAGATACAGCATCAAGCAAATAAACGACAAGGCAAAGTCTCTCGGAATGAACTATGGGCATTACAGTATGTTGCTTAGTCAGGGGAAGGTGGAGCCGCCCGATGAACGGTAAATATTACGGTCAGCGGGAAATCCGCTGGCACAGCCGGGAGAAGGAACGGCTAGAACACATCCAACGCAAGCGAAGGATGTCAAACGATGAAGAAAGCAATAAACAACCTCAACAAAAGCAGTCCGTGGCAGAAGCGATGGCAAAAGCGTGAACTTTTAAGACTGGAACATATCGAGAAAGAAAGAGTGAACAAAAATGAAAAAAATCAAAGTAAGAATCACATTCATCGAAGCGGTTCTCGGCACTTGGCCTAGCAACCAGAACATCGCGCGAGAGTTCATCGCCAGCAAGTCCCCTGATGCAAGCACTATCGAGGACGAAGTTGCCGCTTTGGGCGCTGATGCTGTGGCAGATAAGGGCATGACGGTGTTCCCTCGCAACGAAAACGGCGAGCCAATCCTGTATGACTACCAGATCAAAGGAATGTTTAAGGATGCTTGCGGTATGCTGGGGCGTATCGGCGGCAAGACCGAAACCGGTAAGAAGAAAGCTGTCAACGAATCCGGCAAGCTGACAGCCTACAAGAAGGTCATTGATGGTCTGATTTTTGTTCAGCCCCGTATGATTCCCATTCATGTGAACGGTGATATTACCGAGTGCCAGCGCCCACTCCGTGCTCAGACTGCGCAGGGCGAGCGCGTCAGCCTTGCCAACAGCGAGCAGATTCCTGCTGGTTCGACCTGCGAGTTTGAAATCGTTCTTCTGGACGATTCTCACGAGAAGGTCGTGCGTGAGTGGCTGGACTACGGCGCTCTGCGTGGCATCGGCCAGTGGAGAAACAGTGGCAAAGGCCGTTATACCTACGAAGTCCTCGATTAAACGCTATGGCAAAGTAACGCAAGGATGGGACTAGCAAAGGCACAGCTTTTCAATGAAAGGCGAGGCAATGGCAAAGTGTGGCTTTGAACCGCGAAGCAAAGGTAATGCAAAGAATTGAGGAAATTTGCAAAGGCGTGGCTGAGAAGAGCGTGGAAATGCAGTGGCATGGCGAAGCAAGGCTCAGACGAGCAATGGAATGGCAAGGAAAAGCTGGGAAAAGCAATGGCTATGGATGCAAGGTGTAGCTTTGATAAGCAACGGCAAAGCATGGAGCAGAAGCGAGTCGCAACGGCAAAGCGGAGCGGAGAATGGCAACGCATTGAAGAGAGCCGATTTGCAATGGAATTGCATGGAATTGACTTGCAATGGAGTAGCTCAGAGCAGATCAGTATTGATTTGCAGTGGCATGGCATCGACATGACTCGCTATGGCAAAAAATAAACGAAAGGGGATAGAAATGAAAGCACTTGTGGAAATTGTCCTGATCTGGGGCATTGTCTTAGCGTTGATTCTCGCAGCGTTTCTGCTGAACTTCTGGCTGGTGCATCACATCGAGCTTTTGGTCGGAGCTAAGGCGACATGGTACATCATTGGTGTTTGCGCTTTGATGGCCACCTGCTGGATTTTCGGTGTTGGTAAAAAAGCATGACGCTGGAAGATGCAATGAGGGTCAGATACTTCAACATCAACGACCTTAGCCGTAGATCGGGAGTATCAAGGCCGACGATTTACAGCATCTTGGGCAAGCGAAAGAAGCAGAAAAGTTCCGTTCGGGTCGATACGCTTCTAAAAATTGCAAATGCGTTGAATGCAAAAATAGTCATCAACGAGAAAAAGACGAACGGATTCGACATTATTTTGAAAGAGGTGAAGAAAGATGAAAACAGTTAAAGGAACGGTGCTGTGCTGTATGAGCATTTCGCTTGCTATCGTAGCTCTTGGGTGCGGAAACGCCATTGAAGGTGCTACGGGCGGATGGGCGATGCTCGGATACGCGTTCCTTGCTCTGGCGATGCTTTTTGCAGCTCTTATTTTGGCCGCAATTGGCGTAAGCGCCGAAAACGAGCGCATGGAACAAGAGAGCCGGAAAATAAAGCGCGTCCCGCATCACACAAACGAGTGGAGGGATGCCAAGTGAAGTGCCCGACATGCGGAAGCGAGAAAATCAAAATCTATCGCAGCACATCATGCGAAGACAACATCATCCGACGGAGGCTCTGCGAAAACTGCGGTCATACATGGAATACAGTCGAAATAGATATGGACCAGTGGGACTCCGTAACGAGGAGCTTCAGCAAGATGAAATATGTCATATCTCAGTTGGAAGCCCTTGTGGAAGAGATGAAGGCGAAAATCCTGAAACTTGGAGGTACGGTATGAACGAGATGTACGATTGCTCCGGTTGCTTTGACCGGTTCGGTGGCGTGGTTGAGCCGCCCGATGACTACTACTTCGCACCCAGAGCGGACGAAGAACCTGAATGGCAGCGTCCAGACGAAGCGGATTCCGTGTGCTGGGGAGATTGATTATTGCACAGCCAAATTAAGCCAAAGTAAGAACAATGAAGCCTAATGAAGCCGAAGAAAGGAAAGAAAAATGGCAGTATTAGTAATGGTCTACGGTCATTCCGGCAGCGGTAAGTCCGCTTCGCTTCGGAACTTTGACCCGGAACAGGTTGCGGTTATCAACGTGCTTGGCAAGCCGCTGCCGTTCCGTAGCAACATGAAAACCTATATCACCAACGACTACGGCAAGATTGATGCTGCAATCCACAGCACCAAGCGTAAGTCCATCGTCATTGACGATGCAACCTACCTTATGACAGGAGAGTTCATGCGGAACGCAAAGGTCGCTGGATTCCAGAAGTTTACCGACATGGCAGCCAACTTCAACGCTCTGCTGATGCGGGCAAAGGAACTGCCGGATGATGTGGTGGTTTACTTTTTCGGTCACAGCGAGCGTGACGGAGACGGTGGCGAAAAATTTAAGACCATCGGCAAGCTGCTGGACGAGAAGGTATGCGTGGAAGGGTACTTTACCATCGTCCTGAAAACCGTTGTGCAGGATGGGCGATACCTGTTCAGCACTCGCAATGATGGAATGGACACCGTGAAAACCCCTCTTGGGATGTTCAACGATGCGCTGATCGAGAACGACCTCGCTGCCGTAGACAAGACCATCCGTGAGTATTACAACATCCCGGTTCAGCCGGATAACAAAGGAGAGTAACAGATGAAGAACATCAACTGGAATGACGTGCAGGAAGCCACTGAGCGCCGTGACCTGCCTGTTTGCGGCTATGTTGCCGGTATCTGCAAGGCAACGGACGAACCCGCAAAGGAGCGCCTGAACATTGAGTGGGAAGTCGCAGAGGGCGAGTTCAAGGGTTATTGGCGTGAGCAGACTACTACCCTTATCGAGCGCGGCAAACTGAATCCGGGTGAATGGGCATGGGGCGGAAAGACAATCAAAAGCTACAAGGAAAAGGCACTGCCGTTCTTCAAGGGATTCATCACCGCTGTGGAGCAGTCCAATCCCGGATACAAGTTCAACAACGATGAAAAGACCCTGCGTGGCAAGCTGGTCGGCGTGGTTCTCCGTGAGGAAGAGTACATGGGCAACGATGGCAACATCAAGACGAAGCTGGTCGTTGACCGCTTCACCAGCGTAGACAAGATTCGTTCTGGCGATTATGAGGTCAGACCAAAGAAAACGCTGGCTGGTGGGTCTGCATCCGGCTACTCGCAGGGTGTGAACGATGACTTCTCCCTGATTGAAGAGCCGGATGGTTCGCTGCCATTCTGAACTGTAAGGCATTGACCGCCTACCTTATATAAGAGCTGCGCTATCTGGCTGTACGGGCGTTTGGAAAGATGATTACCTGTTGTCTCAACTGCACATCACGCCACCAAGCCTGCCACGACACTTGCGAGAAGTACAAGGCAGAGAAGAAAGACTTCGAGGAACGCAAGGCATTCGTGTATGAGCTGAACCACAGCCAGAGCGTATATCGCAGAGACTACGAGGACAAGCACCGGGAAAAAGGCAAGAAACGGTTTCTCGGAAGTGAATTTAGAGGTGAACGATAATGCAAGCAAGGGATAAACGGATTCTTAATTTGCTTTCAGAAAAAGCTGAAAAGGGCGATAAGCAAGCGCAAGCTGTGCATGAGTACCTTATTCCCATTTTTGAACAAGCTGATAAAAAAGATGCCATCAACAGAACGGAAAGAACACTCAATGAAGATGAGTGCCATTTGGAATGGCTGAAAAAAGAACAGGCATCGCTTCCTGAAACCAACATTTACTCTGATGACGCCAAAACCCGTTTAACTATTCGCAAAAGCTATGAATACCATTTGGCGATTCAGCGATATGAAAGAATCATCCCTGAACTCAAAGAGAAACTTGCCAAAATGCAAGCCGAGTACGATGCGGAGTATGGCGCATGAACACCGGCAAGCAGTTTGAAGCAGACTTCAAAGCATCCACCCCGTCCGATGCGTGGTGCTACCGCCTGAGAGACAGTGCTGCTACCTACTACGGCGGCAACGAGAGCTTGTCGTTTTCCATCGACAACATCTGCGACTTCCTTGTGTACCGATACCCGATGAACCATTTGTTTGAACTGAAAACAATCGAAACGCCCTCTATCCCTCTGGAAAATGTGCTCGGCAAGTACGACAAGGCAAAGTGCAAATACCGCAAGGAAAAGCACATCACTGACATGGTAGATGCAATGGGGTACAGCGGTCAGACCGCCCATGTGATAGTGAATTACAGGGCGGTCAACCGTACCTTTGCAATCCCCGCCAGCAAGGTTCTAGCGTTCCGTTACAACGAGAGCCGCAAGAGCATCCCTTGGCAGTGGGCAGAGCAAGAGGGGATAGAGGTCAAAGCAAAAAGGCTGCGTGTCCATTGGCGGTATGACGTGGATGGGCTACTAAAGAGATTGGAGGAAAGCCAAGCATGACAATGAAATGCGATAGATGTGGCAATACGTTTGTATGGTACGACAATACCATGACAATCGGAGCATCCGAAACAAGCGAACAATGGAAAGGCTGCGGAAACGCAGTACAGAAGGTTGTGATTGACCACAGTTATGTTCCTCTTGACTGGTACAAGCAAAGTGATATGGAACCTATTGCTCTTTGCCCCTCTTGCATGGCAAAGCTGAACGACTGGCTGAAAGGAGAACAGAGGTGAGCAAAAAAGTTTCAGACATCCTGCCTAAGACGGAAATCTTGGCACAGTTGGCAGAAGAAGCATCCGAACTGGCACAGGCTGCGTTGAAGCTGCGCCGTGCACTGGACGGAACGAACCCGACACCGAAGAGCGTTGCAGAGTGCGAAGCAAATCTGACAGAAGAAATTGCAGATGTGACAAATGCGATTGATGCCCTGTTCGATTCTTGGTTTGGCGCAAACATCAAATCTGAAAGCGAATTTTGGGACGCAGAGCGTGAAATTGAGGACGCTAAATACAAACGCTGGCTCTCTCGCCTTGAAGCAAAGGAGCAGTCGTATGAATAAGCACAGAAACTGCCCATCGTCTGGCAAACAGGCAATGTCAGCCAACCTCCGCAAAATCGCACGGCAGAACCAGTTGTACGGCTTTCGCATGGCTCTGGATGGCATTGCCGCCACATGGGGCGCACTGATTCAGAACCTTCGGTGCGATGCAGACCTGACCGATGAACAGGTGCAGAAAATCATCCGCATTGGTGACAGGTACTGGGAGATGGTCGGCAAGTTCAAAGAAGAAGACATGACCCCTGACGAGTTTGCAGATTACATCACAGCAAAGTCAGAACAGGTCGAAAAAGAGCTGAGAGAAAGGTGGAGCTGATGGATAAGGAACAGCTTGCCATCGCACGGTTACAGGACGCTGCACGGTTATCCGAGCATCGGTACAAGAAACCGCTCATGGTCACATACTCTGGCGGCAAGGATTCACAGGTGCTTGTGGCTCTGGCTGAACGTGCTGGAATTAACTTTGAGGTGGTCAACAGCCACACCACAGCAGATGCGCCGGAGACGGTCTATTTCATCCGTGAACAGTTCAAAGCGATGGAAGAACGTGGAATCAAATGCTCCATTGTTATGCCACGATACAAGGACAAACCAGTGTCCATGTGGTCACTGATTCCGCAAAAGCTGATGCCCCCGACAAGACTTGTACGTTATTGCTGTGCCGTTCTCAAAGAAAATACTGGCCGCGATAGATTTATCGCTACCGGCGTTCGCTGGGCTGAATCAACAAACAGAAAGAAAAACCGTGGAACGATGGAGTTTAGCCATCGTGACAAGGAAAAGCGCATCATCCTTATGGGAGACAATGATGAAAAAAGGCGGCTGTTCGAGACCTGCAACCTTAAGGGCAAGATGACTGTCAATCCTATTGTGGACTGGTCTGACGATGATGTGTGGGATTACACACACAGCGAACACTTGCCTATCAATCCATTGTATTACGAAGGGCAGAAGCGTGTTGGCTGCATCGGCTGTCCTATGGCTGGTAGGGGGGGGCAGACAGCGTGAGTTTATGCGCTGGCCTGCCTACGAAAAAATGTACATCTCAGCGTTTGAACGAATGCTTGATGTCAGAAAAGCAAAAGGTTTGCCGTGCGACTGGCAGACCGGCATGGACGTTTTTCGCTGGTGGATGGAAGATGACAACATCAGCGGTCAGTTGAGCATGGACGATTTGATGGAGGATAACAATGTTTGAATTTGTAACTCGCTGGCTGGTCTGCCTAGTTCTACTGGCGGTGGTGGTTCAGTCTGAACGGACAATCAAAAACGCGGCAGACAACCTGTTTGAAGAACGACAGGCAATGCTTGTCTGGCTGTTCGTCAACGTGTGTCTGGCCGTTTGTACGGCTGTTGTGATGGGGTGGAGGTAAAAACATGAACAGATATGACATTGAAAAGAGGATGGAAAGAAGCCGTAGAAAGTTTGCGATTCTGCAAGGCGTTGCAATCGCTTTTATTGCAGTCGTGGCAGTTTCGTCTATCACGCTTTCCATCTTTATGTATAAGGGCTTGTTTTCCGCAGACATCCCCGAATGGATGAAGTGGGCGTTTGTATTTCTTGGGAGGTAAAAATGGAAATTCGTGGAGAGCATGGCAAACAGATAGTTCGTTTTGATTCGCTCAAGGAAGGAGAACCGTTTTACTACAAAGGCGAACTTAATATGAAGACAAGTGAGATTACGTGCAACCCCATCTTTTGCAACGGCACTATATATAACTACGTGTCGCTCCGTAACGGCAGGATTATGAGCTGCTCCGATGATGTGATGGTCGACGTTGCAAGGGTTCATATCGAAAAGGAGCACTAATGGACAACGAACTTTACTGCCCGATGAAGATGGCCAGCAATCCGCTTGGTCGGTGCGTATGCGAGAAAGAAAAGTGCGCTTGGTGGATGTCAAACGAAAACTGTTGTGCCATCCTCAATATGTCAAAAGCCTTAGATTACATGGGCGATAGACTTGTTCACTATTAAACCGAAACGAGGTGATAACTCTTGGCAACACCCCCGAAGCGTGGTCGTGGCAGACCGCCGCTGACCGAAGCTGAAAAGAAAAAGCGTGAGAAGCGGGCGCAAAAGGCGAAAGAAGAAGCCGCTGCGAAGCGTGAGAAAGAGCGAGAGAAGAAGAAACAACAGATGCTTAACAAGCGGAAATCTATCCGCTCACAGGTGAGTAAAAAGGTGAAAGAACAACAAGAACTGGCTATCGAGAAGTCGAAGATGATGAACACGGGCGATTTGCAGTCGAGAATCGGTGATGAAGAGGACAAGAAAGTCATCGGCATGATTGCAGCCAAGTATTTTGGTGACCTTCCAAGCGTGGACATGAACAACCCGATTGAAGTTCAGCAACGTCTTGACTTCTTCTTTGACGCTTGCATCGAAGCCAGAATCTCCCCTGTGGTGGAATGGATTGCACTGGTGCTTGGCATCGAATGGGTGAGCCTGAAGCAAATTATGGCGGGCAAGCGCCGTGACGACAGCTTGCAGCAGAAATACATCTTGAAGCTGATTCTGCAAATGCAGTCCATGTGGGCGTACAACGGTATGTATGGTCAGGAGAACCCGGCAGAGTGGATTTTCCGAGCCAAGAACTACTTTGGTATGCGTGACAACGTGGAAGTCACCGTTGCGCCGCCTGAACAGCCGTTGGGCGATGCTCAGAGCGCAGAACAGCTCGCCCAGAAGTACCAGACGGCTTTGCCGAAGGGGATTGACGTGGAGTACAGAGAGGTGACGGAGGAGTGAAAGAACTCATTGCTTTCTTTTTATTATCTTGGGCGGTCGCCTTTTTGATTATCAACAATTTTAACGATAAGGAGTAAAACATGAAAAAAGTAGCAACTATTATTTCTTCTGTGGTAGCAGCATTTTTTGCTGCAGTGGTTCTTTTGCTGTGTTTGGAGAGAGTGCCTGTTGGTTATGTTGGAGTTGTTTATTCTGCACGAGGCGTTGAACAGAACACCTTGTCGCAGGGCTGGCACTTTCTTTCTCCCATGAAGCACGTTAGCAAGTTCCCTATCAGCCAGCAGCAACTTATTTTTTCGGACGACCCGGCAGATTACAACGCAAAAGAACACGCAGACTGGCATATTGATGCTCCTGCAAGCGGTGGAATGGTTGGAGTAAACCTTACAGTAAATTATAACTTCATTCCAGACCGTGTTGTTGAACTCTACAGCCGTTTTAACGGAATGGATGGCGAAACGCTTGTGGAAAGCCGCATCCAGAACAGCATTATCGCCTACGTCAAGGAGGTAACGCCCCAGTTTTCTGTAATGGATATTTATTCTGAAAAGAAAACGGAAGTAAACAATGCAATTACAAATTATTTGAACGAAAAGCTTACCAATGAATACGGAATCAACGTTTCAAGTGCCCTCGTGATTGACGTAGAGCTGGATGACACCCTGACCGAAAAGATTAGAGCAAAAGAACAAGCAAAGCAGGACGCTGAAATCGCTGAGCTGAACAAGCAGACTGCTCTTGCACAGGCTGAGACGGACAAGGTGAAGGCTCAGACGGAAGCCGATGTGAAAGTGATCGAAGCACAGGCAGAAGCAGAATCGAACCGTATCGTGTCGGAATCCATCACTCCCGAACTGATTCAGATGAAAGAAGCTGAAGCCAGACTGAAGCATGGATGGGTTACTGTCAATGGAGCGGATACAGTCGTAACAAAAGCTGATTGACGTGGAACATATTCCTTGCAAAATCAAAGACTGGAAATCCGACAAAGAAATCCTATTCAAGGACGTTGGGGAGGACGACTAATGCTTGCTAATATCTACGAAACCGCAAAAGACGTGTCGTTCTGCGTTGCCGGATGCGCTGGTATGCTCTTTGCTGCTAGTTTCTTTTTGAAACTCACGTTTGATATGATTTCAAAAATCTACTATTTATATCGAACCCTTGGAAGAAGAGGAAAGGAGTTTTTGGAATACAGGCGTTGTCGTGGAGATTTTGACACATATCTACGCGACCGTGAAAAGAAGAGGAAGTTTTGGGACGAATATTACAAGAAAAAATATCAGGATGAAGCAATAAAATGCACTGGCGATTGTTCTGATTGCTTGAAAGCGAATTGTTTGGACAGGGTTTGAGGTGACAACTAATGCAAACTGACAGAGGAATCTACCATAAGCGAGTATGTGACCGCTGCGGAGCGGTTCTGGGCGGCAGGATGATGAACCCTGACGAATACTTCAAGGACTGGGCGTGGCGCAGGGACACAGGCGACCTTTGCCCAGATTGTTATGCAGAATATAGGCGAGTGATCGGGCGGTTCAACAGGGGAAAGAGGGGACAGAAAATATGAAAAAAGTTTGCGTCTATAAATGCAAGCAATGCGATGCCATCTTGGATTCTGATGGATTTTTAATTTTGCCGGAGAACATTCTCGATGGAGTTTTTGAATCAAAAGAAAAAGGATTTGTCTACAGACCGCCTATCAACGCATATAGAACAGGGGACATAGTTATTCACAGATGCGACCCTGTAACGATTGGTGTCTGCGAGTTAATTGGTTGGAGGAAAATCGGATGAATTTCTACTGCACCACCGAATATTGCTTTTGCATGGGCATCAAGCAGTTCTCTGCTGGCAAGGCTATTCGATGCACAGCAGAATCCTGTGAGAACAAATCTGAGCCGTCCTGTGGCTCTTGCAAATGGTACGCAGAGCCAGAGGGCGTGTGCGTGAACGACCAGTCAGAACACGTTGCAGACTTCGTGTGGGACGAACGTGGATGCAAGGAATGGGAGAAGAAAGATGAGCTATGATATTTCGCTGTGCGACTCTGTAACGCATGAAACGCTTGAATTGGATGATACGAATTTTGTTGCTGGTGGTACTCGTTCCATTGGAGGAACAAAGGAACTGTGGCTTAATATCACCTATAATTATGGAAAGTACTTTCGTCGTGATGATGTGTTGGGTAGCAAGGGCATCCGTTCCATCTATGGCAAAACAGGCGCAGAGCATCCCGATGCTTGAAAAGGCTATTTCTGCACTAGGTGACGATGTAGACGATAGCGACTACTGGCACGCCACAGAGGGCAACGCAAAACGCGCTTTGTACGGTCTGCTGGCGCTTGCAAAGATGCGTCCTGACGGCGTATGGGACGGAGATTGAAAGGAGAAAGAAAAATGTCTTTGTTTGAAATTGTACTCGGTTTTGTTTTGACGACAATGATTGGTTTTGTGCTCGTTTTTCCGATTTATTTGGTCGAAAAATATATAGTTCTTAGCATTTTGGACGAATACATAGACAACGTAATCTTAAAAGCCATTGCGGTTGTAGCAGTCAATGTTCTTTTCTTTCTCGTTGGGTTTGCAATCATCTTTAGCGTTTACGGTTATAAGTGTTGATAACACGATTTGAAGGGAGAACGTGCAATGAGAGCCAGACCGATTGATGCCAATGCACTACGGAAACGCATTGAAGAATGGATGCAGGAATTAGAGCAAGAGTTTACTGTCGAGTACGCTTACATGGGATATGCGCTAGACGATGTGCTTGACTACATTGACACTGCACCGACGATCGAGGTAAAGGACAATGGCTAACACCTTCTGGCATCCGGCAAACGAACTGTCACGAGAGCGAACGCATCCTTTGTTGCTTGCAACTAAGACAACGTGGCACGATAAAAATGGAAAAATGTTGCAAGGAATCTCGCCAACAGTGTACTTTCTCGGCTGTTACGCAGATGGTCGGTTCTGGGATGAAATAGGCGAGAGACTGCCGGATAACGTGACGGTCACACATTGGATGCGCATTTATGCGCCGGAGGGTTGACAGATATGAGACCGATTGATGCAGATGCGCTGCGCCAGAAGATTGAAAAATGCGCTTTGGACGCAGACAGAGCTAGTTCGTTTTCGAATCCCGATGGAGGAGCTTTCTACGATGAGGTGCTGGATGCTATTGATGCAACGCCGACTATTGACCCGAACATTCAGTGTCCTGTGACGCATTGAATGACGTTTCCGATGGTATAGGAGGGCTTATGGAGAACAATATCGTTGTTACGCAAGATATGATTGACTCGTTTACGGCTGCCATGCGAGAAGCGTACAGAGCATACGGAGATGATGAGGAGCGTGTGCATGGCGTGATGGACGGCATCATGTGTGAAACCTTAGAAAAGCTGGGCTTTGCGAAAGGCGTGGAAATCTTTAATGAAGCACCGAAATGGTATGCGTAAGGAGGATTAAAGATGGATGGATTTGAAGCATTAACAGAAGCAATGAACCAATGTGCCGCATCAGCTGAACATTTTGCAAATGCTGTCAGGCAGTCCGAAACGCAGTGCGGTTACATCAAGCAGAAGCACAATCGCCCTGTATACCGAAAAGGCGCAAAGCTACATGAAGTTTTCAAACGAATCGCGAGAACGAGAGAGGGATTTAGAAAGTGAAAAAGCTTAAATTTCCTGAGGATTTCTTTGCATACGAAAACCCGGACTGCCCCGATAAGGATATTGAAAAAGCCGTGAACAGGATGAAGAACTGGATGAAGGGCGAGACCTACAAGAGCAACCCTTGGTTCTTTATGGCTGCTGGCAACTATCTGATTGTCGGCCTGATTGCTGAGGATGGGCAGAAAACAATCTACGTTGCACGGCAGTATTATGAGATAGTCAATATTCCGGGCGAAGGATGGCTTCGTGAATCTGACGCTGAGTGCTTGTTTTGAGGGGGATTAAAGATGGAAGAACTTAAGAGATGTCCGTTCTGCGGTGCAAAGCCGCCCAAAATAGAATTGATTCGTCCGTTTGGATACGGTATGACTTATTTTGTGATGTGCAATAATTGTGGAGTTGAGACATCTGATGCGATTAGTGAAGAAAAAGCCATCGAAGCATGGAACAAACGTTACAAAGAGGACTGAGTATGGTCAAAAAACGAGACAGCTTTACATTCCAACGATACTACTTTGAAGCCATCTCCACACTCAAAAGTAAAGAGAAGCTGGAACTCTACGATGCAATCTGTGCATACGTTTTTGAAGGAAAAGACGCAACTTTGAACTCAAAAAAAGCAGAATCTTGTTTCATTTTGGTTAAACATCTGCTCGATGAAGAGTGGAAAAGAAGCGATATTGCGTCAAAAGGATGGTCTACACGAAAGTCAGCTCATCCTCATGTCATAAATGAGATGAAAGTCAGCTCATATATGAGTTCAAAGTCAGATGACAATGAACCCATTGCATCAACTGACAGTCAAATGAACGTCAAGACCTTGCCGGAGAGTGCAGTCAAGAAGAAACCTGACATCTTCTCCGACTTTGCTCATGGCGATAAAGCCCTGTTGGAATCCCTGCGAGAGTTCGCACAGATGCGTACAAGAATCAAAAAGCCTATGACAGACCGGGCAAAGCAGATGCTTTGCAACAAGCTGGAAAAGTTTGATCGGAATGACTGGAAAGCCATTCTCGACCAGAGCATCTATGCCGGATGGCAGGACATTTACGCATTGAAACAGGATGACCAGTACGAGCAAAGTACGGAGATGGAGTTTCCTAGACTATGACAATGGACGTTCAAACGGTATTTATCGGTGCGCTGATGCTCTGCAAGCCGGGCGTTGTGGATGAAATCATACCAGACCTTGAACTTGACTTGTTCAGACCTGAGCTGAGAGACGCTTTTGCGGCTGTTCAGGGCTATTGGACGGCTAGGGGTAAGATAGATATAGTCGAGATAAACACGCAGCATCCAGACGTAGCGAAGACGCTCTTAGCGTGTGTACAGACCTGCGAATCGGAGTGTGTGCGCATTGACAGGGAGCAGATGCAGCGTTGGGCGCAGCTTATCAGAGAACAAGCTGCACTCACTCGTGTACAAGGTCTGGCATTTCAGATGACCAGCGAGCTTACCGACTATTCTGATCTATCAGACATCTACCAGCAGATGGGCGAAGCGATGAGCCTGAAAGCTGAGGAAGAAGATGCGTGGACATACGAGGATGTGCTGAACGACTATGTGCTTCACATGGACGAGAAGCCTGTGTATATCAAGACAGGCCTAGAGCGTCTGGATGAAGCGCTGCACATTTCTCCGGGTGATTTCATCATCATCGGCGGCAGACCGTCTGCGGGCAAGACAGCCCTGTCCCTGCAAATAGCAGCAAGCATGGCAAAGCAAAACTACATCGTGTACTATTTCAGTTTGGAAACCAGCAAACGCAAGCTGGGCGCACGCCTGATGGCTAATCAAATATACTGCCCTCTGGACACTGTGAAAAATAAGGCGGTCAGCTTGAATGAGATTGACGGACAGGCAAAGAACATGAAGATGCCATTATATATCCGCTCCGCCGCCGGAAAGAACGTGGCGTGGATGAAGGCGCAGGCTCTCCGTAAAAAGGCTCAGGTTATCTTCGTAGACTATCTTCAACTCATCCACGAAACAGGCGCAAAGGACAGATATGCCGCCATTACAGCCATATCCATTGCCTTACACGAGCTGGCACAGACCACAGGCATTGTCGTGGTAGCACTGGCGCAGTTAAATCGAAACCCATCTAAGCCCGGAGCAACGCCTACTAACTCCGACTTGCGAGAGAGCGGGCAGATTGAACAGGACGCAGATGCAATCATCCTTCTATCCGGCGACAACCCTGACAAATACCTGTTCCGGCTTAGCAAGAACAAGGAAGGCGAGGTAGGCGACCTTCCCATCACGTTTAACAAGCAGATTCAACGTTTCCAAGAGTACACTTGGATGGACTGAAAGGAGAACGAAAATATGACACTGAACGATGTGGTATTCGCTTTTGCTGCGATTATTTTTATTGCATTTGGCTCTGCATTTTTTTCGGAATGGGCAGAAAAACACACTAAAAGTTTTACGATGGAAATCTTTTCGATGATTGGAATGCCAGCAATTCTTTGGTGCATTGTATTGATTGCTTATAGTGCTCTGCAAAAAATCGGCGTTATTGAGTAAACGAAAGAGCAGGGAGAACGATATGGATGCGCTTGAAAATCTCATAGAAAGCGTGCGAGATGGAAAAGGCAGATATGGTCTGTGTGATGCTTGTGTGTATCGTCAAGGTGACTATTGCCTGTTCCATAATTTGCACAGACGAAGCGAGGACGGGAAAACCGTTGTTACTGCCAAAAAGCTTGAAAGAGTAGAAAAATGCGATTCTTTCAACTTTTTGGGATGGGTCATTCCTGACAAAAAGGACACATACGGAATCTAAGTGCATGGGCTGTCAGCAATGGCAGCCTTTTGCATATACGCGCACAGAAGCCCTACAAACGATTTTATCGTCAGATGGCAAACTTATCGACCGAACACATAAAACGTATCTGACACGGCTCTACGGGGCTGTGAGCGCATTGCAGAGGTCTACGACTATTGCAGGAGGAGAAAATGGAATACATGACAGCCGATACAAAGGTCAATGGGTACATGGTCTACCCTCGATTCCTCTCGACCATTGACGTTAGCCCAACAGAGAAAATTGTCTACGTTTACCTGTTCAATCGTGCAAGGTCGTCACAGAGGGCAAGCGGAAGCGGAAAGTTTGCTGACAAACTAGGGCGAGTATACATCGTGTATCCTATCAAAGACCTTGCTGCCGATACTGGATTCACGGAACGATGGGTCAAGAAGTCTCTGAAAGAGCTGGAAGAAGCCGGCTTGATCGAGCGCAATCGTGAAGGGAAGAACAAGCCCGATAAGATATACGTCAAAGTGCCGGAAGAATTGTCAAAAAGCGAAAAGGGAGGTGAACAATCATTCACCTCTGAGGGGAACGATACTTCACCTGTGAGGGGAACAATCGTTCACCTCCTTAATATAGAAGAAAAGAAAAGAAAAAAAGTTATTAAGAAAGCGGGCGACCCGCCCGATGGGAACGCCATCACGCCGGACTTTGAGGATGTGAGCGAGTATTTTTTGGATGCTGGATGCGAGAACAGGCTTGCCAGCAGGTTCATGAACTATTATGAGGGAACAGGTTGGATGACCAAGACCGGAAAGCCTATCACCAACTGGAAAGCCTTTGCTGATATGTGGATTGAAAGAGAACAGGAGAAGCAGCAGTACAGTGAACCAGAGTTCAATCGCTTGTAAAGGTTCTTCCCCCCTACAACCCTCTATCTCCAAAGCTACACCGTTAGCCAGCAGAGCAGACCGTATGCGAGAACTGGCGTTGGGTTCGGACTGGTGGATGGTATGCGACTATTTCACATGGAGAATTAACTTCATTTTGCAGTCGGCTGAATATGTAGAAATGTTGCATATACTATTCCTAGCAGAATACTGTGAATTGATTAAAATACCATAGTGCGTTACTGGGAATTAAATCTGGCAGGAACAGACCGAATCGGATGGTACGAGTTATTATACGAAATAATCTGTGATTATCGGGAGTAACTATATCTGTATACTATAATAAGTACGGTTATTATACGAAATAGATATAACTAGCGGAGGAATATATTATGCGAAATTGGAACGAGAGGTGATTTTTGGAGTGGTCTGATGGCTTAGCGACTATCGCACCTCTCTTTTCCTAAAAGGCAAACGACTATTTCACACAAAAAATACACAACTATTTGACGAAGGTTCGCTATAAAACGCTACGACTATTACTCTGCGACTATCAGCGGACAGTAAGTTACTATACTATATATAGGACTTTCAAAAGCTAGCTGTCTGACGACTTTACGACTATTCCACGACTATTGGTTACGACTATTCCAGCCGGAACGCTGCGACTATTGTTGACCTCTATTAGCTATCGGGCGAAAGCCCGAAAAGAGATACGGCGGTAGCCGTCAATGGTTCCGCGCCGCCCGCCGCGCCGCTGCTGCTGGACTGCCCCGCCGGGCTGGCGTGGTTTGCAATCTGTTGCCCCCTTATATACATTATTATAATAGGCGGTATGCGCTGACCTGTACAGCGTCCGGCGCGGCGTTGGTGTCTGGTATCGGTGCAAAGCGTCCGGGCGCGTGTGTGCGCTCCAGCGTGTTGCAGGCGGTATTATATCCGCTTTTGCTGGTTTGGTATCGTGGGCGGTTGAGCGGGCACAATCGCAGGAAAAGCCAATGCAAGGTCCTGTGCACTGCTTTATTCCGTTGGCGGTATAAATACAAAACGCGCTGTAAACGCTTGTATGGGGCTGTATTGCAGCGGGGCAAAAATAAAAGCCCTGCACCGTGTCGGATGCAAGGCAAAAGAAAAGCCCGGTCAGAAATGACCGGGCGGAACGCTTCTTATTTGGACGCTTTAAACAGTGCAGAGAAAAACCAAAAAACGAACAGGATGCAAGATAATATCACTTGTCGCACCCCCTCATACCACGCTAAACCGTTTGTAAACGGTCTTTTTGCTGCACTCGGCATAAATATCAGGGTGCGCTACCTGTAAAAGCTTGCTATCGAGTCGGACGCTTTGCACGTCCTTGTAAATAGCTTTTGCCGTGCCCTGCACCATTTCGGGTGCGCCGTGCATCATGTTAATTATATCTGTTTTAATTGTGTCGTTCATTGCTTCAAGCTCTTCAATTAACCGCTTGTTTTCGCGGTATGCGTTCACTTTTTCTTCAAAATCAGACATTTTTTCAGCCCTCCAAAATCCCTTTGTTCTCAAATAATACGCTGAGGTTGCGCCGTTTGTATTCCCTCCAGTTTTCGCCGATTGCAAGCGCTGAGTTTTGCGCCCAAAATGGGACGCCCGCCCGGTCAAGCTGACCAAACAGAAAATGAATTGTTTTATCTGCCTTGTCTAAAAAGCCGATGTCATCCGGGTCTTTTTCCCTGCAATAGGAGATCTCGGCCATCCAATATGTGAGGGATTCTAATAGGCTGTATGCCTTTTTATTTGCCGTGTATGTCATTTTGTACGCCCCCTCAGCTGTTAAGAAATGCAATCATAACGAGCGCGCCGGAGATCACGCCGCCGATGTACCAAATGGCGGCCCACTGCGAAAAGTCTAATGTGATCATACTTTGCATACCTCCTGAACGAATTCAATTTGCAGGTTGTGCAGGTGTTCCGCCAGAACTTCAGCGTTCCACAAATCCCGGCGCATTTCTTGCGCCCGCTTTTCGTAACGGCGAACCGTTTCGCGGTCGGGCTTGATGTTTCCAAAGGGGCGGTATCCGGTGCAGATCGCAACGCCTGAGGCGATCGGGTAAATATCTGCGTTCCATCCATACACGCCAGCGGTGTAGGCGGCGGGGTCGTCCATGCACAACATGGCCTGAGCATCACAATAACTTACTTGGATAATGGTCGGGTACTGAGATTTAATATCCCGCATGCTTCTTCTTGCTTTCATGGTTTATACCTCCGTGTATCCGTCTGCAATGGCCTGAGCCTTGATTGTGTCCATGTCCCGCTTTGCTACAACAGGGACGTCCTTAGACACCCAACCATCAGGGACGCGGGAAAAGGTCTTTGCGTTGGTATCGATGCACAGATAGTGTGCCATTCCATATGCTGTATTCTTAGTTCTAAATTCTAGTTTCATGGTTTTTGGCCTCCTATTTTGTAACGGTATTTGGTAGGTGTAACGTATATCTACGTTGTGCCTATATTGTAACGTATATTTACGTTTTTGTCAAGTTGCACACGCAACATAATGACGTATTTATACGTTTTTTATTTTTGTCCGTTTGGGCGTGCCTTATCGGACGCACTCCACGCCATCCAGCGCCCGCCGCCGGTACGATCTGCCCCGCGTGTCTAGCGTCCGGGCGTTTGTGTCGTGCCTTGCATCTGGCGCGGTCTGCGCTGCTGCCTGTCGTGTGCCGTCGTTCCGGGTGCGCTGGGGGCTGTGGTCTCCACCGGCGGGGTATATGGGGCGAGCCGGGGGTGGGGCAGGTGAGTCCCGCCACCACCGAAAAAATAAAAAAAGACCCACCCCACTTTCACAAATCAGAACCCACCTGATTGTGCAAGTCTCCAAAAATTCCAAAAAATACAAAAAGGCCCCTTTCGGAGCCTAGACTGTGCTATAATCAGCTAAAGGCAACACGCCAAAGAAAGGAAGAATCAAAAATGAAAAAGAGAATCATTGCGGCGGCTCTGGCAGCGGCTATGATGCTTGCTATGCCTATTAGCGCAATGGCAACTGCAAAGCCTGATGAATGGTCTGCTCCTATTGAGCTGGAAGAGATCAATGCAACGCAGGTACAACCCATAACAATCAAAGAATCCCATAGCCATCTTGAAACCAAGTACGAATACGGCAAAACGAGATACTATGTGTTCTACGCTGTATTGGTTGAAAATCCCAACACCGATTGGGCGGTCGATTTTGTTTCGCTGAATGTTACGGTATACGGCGAAGATGGCTCCGTCTTAAAGACCGGTTCTGAAACGCTGGACTGGGTTGGCGAAGGTGATTCTTATTGGTATGGCGATTATATCGCTTTTGACTCTGATGGCGTTAAGCCGACAAGAATTGAGTATACGACAAGCGCAGAGGACTGGAACGTTCACGAAGCAAGTCCTTCCAATCAGATTATCCGTGCTGGAGAACTTGCTGTTACAAACGTTTCCAAACGTGGTTCCGGCTATGATTTGCGATTCACTGGACAGGTTACGAACAACAGCCAGTTTACAAGCAACGCGGTTAAGGTGGTCGTTCTTTACAAGATGAAAGACGCAGACGGTAACGAGTTCCCTGTTGGCGGCGAGTATACTTACATCATGGACGGCCTTGCTTCGGGCCAAACAGCATCATTTGAGCTTCATCCGTTGAGTGGATTTACTGGTTATAGCTCTTATGAAGTGGTTGCCATTCAAGATTAACGCATAACACAAAAAGCCAGTGGCTAGATGCTCTCTAACCACTGGCTTTTCTTATGTGTTATTTACTGTTCGGGATAAATAATCGGCTCGTGTGCTGCTCCGTGCTTTGCCATTTCAAGCATACAATCATTGTAGCCGATGGCATGGCTGCTGGTACAGAATCCTTGTACGCACGATTCCACGGCGAAATAGATTTTTTCACGCTCTTTCTTTTCGTCTTCTGTAAGATTGTCCTTTTCCGGCATCAGAATAGACATAGCGAGACCGAGAGCTTCAGACCACTTCTTCAAGTTCTCCTGATGTTCCTTGTTTTCAGCTTGTAGCCGAAACACTTCCTTCAAATAGTCCATCAGCACGTCTCCATTCTGATTTGCTCGCCAACAGGCAGATAGCCCGCTTCTTTAAGCTTGCTATAAATGAACTTCTGACCGGCTCTCGTCCAGCGGGTGACCTCTTTCGTCTTGCCGTTCGGCAGCTCGATCGGATGCCCGACAACGTATCCGTTTCCAAGATACTTCTGGTAAGGAATCCACTGTTTGTTCACAGTATGTTGGATGCCAAGCCCTCTAAGAATCTGGTTCAGCTTTCGTGCGCTCATGCCGTAGTTCATGGCAATCTGCGTGGTCGTCAGGCTTTCATCTGAAAGCAGCATCGCCTTTGCGTAGTCGGAATCAGGCTTCATTTTGGCGTTTTCCGCTTCCAAAGCCTTTACTTTCTTGCGCTCCGTGTCGATAACGCTGTTGGCGGCAATCAGAGCGCGGCTCAACAGCATCTCTGTTGATTCAGGCTCCGGGTTGGTCAACTTCTGCTCCATCTGATTGAAAGCGTCAATGTACTTGAGTTTCCATTCAAGGGCTTCCTTTCCGGTGAATCCCATAGCAAGGAGTGTAAACCCATCGCGATTCATCAGATACATGGGATATATCTGACCGTTCTGCTCGTGGGTGTACTCGGTCTTGTAGAACATGGGGGTCTGCCCAATTTTCGGCATACCCTTCAAAATGCTCTCGATAGCGTCTAAAACGTGTCGATGGGCTTTTCCAAAGTTCTCAGCTACTTCGCGGCTGGAAACGACAACCTGTCCGTTCTCGCTGATAAGATTGATAGCATATTTAACCTTTTGTTCCATAAAAACTCCTATGGTTCTTGCGGAACAAGCCAATTCCTGCTATAATAAGGCTGGAACAGCTTGTTCCAGTGTTGTTTATGATACGTTCGCTGCTGTCGACAAACTTTAGCGGACGTATCATTTTTCGTTTTCATCGGGTAGCGGATGGTTTTGCAGATACTCTGAAATAGCTCTGCGCATAAACTGGCTGCGGTTAAGGTCGCATACGGTGCAGTAGTGATTGATCTCTGCCAGCATTTCCTTGCTGACGTTGGCGTTGCACTGTGCACCATTCGGGTTGTTGTACGTCATACTCGTTCACCTCCTTTCGGCGTAATTATATTATACTGCAAAAACTCTCTTGCGTCTATATTTTACGATGTAATTTATAAAACATAGAATTTTGCGGTATAACATCAGTTTTTTGTAGCCGTTTTTCCCGCTTCGTACCCTGCCCGGTAGTTCAGTTCGGACAGCTTACCCAGCGCTTCTGCGTACTCTCTGTCCTCGCTGGTCGGCTCTTTGCCGTGGGAGAGAGTTTTCAGAAACTCTTCGGTTGTCGTGGGAAAGTTCATGTTTTTTGCTCCTAACTCTTGCGGAGAGCAGCCCTTTTTGGTATAATAGATTCCGAAAAGGGAGACTGCTCCCTTGGTGGTGCAGTACCTTCTTTTTGTAACGGATAAGCTATCAGCTAAACTTTGGTAGGTGGGTGCTGATAGCTTATTTTTTTATGCGTTCTGCAACGTTGAAGATTAGATCAATCCCCATTCTTACAACATCACTCTTGGTTCCGTCCAGAGCATTAGCGCAAAATGTGATTTTTTCGATATCCTCTTCGCTAAGTCTGAATGAAACCATACGCATAGATTCGCTTTTAGACGGCTCTGCTGCTTTCTGCAACTTCATCACCTCGCTTTGTTGCTGGTGATAGTATATACCAGATATCGAACACTTGTCAATATGGAAATTTGAATAAAATATACTTTACAAATTCGGAACAGTTCAAAAATAAAGCGTATACACGTTTTCATGTAAAATCATTAACATCCTTATACTACTATACTCTGTAAATACAGAGTATAGTATATTTATATATACAGAAAACGTAAATTTACGCTTGACGTATAAATACGTTTGTGATATACTGAAGTCAGCAAAAAGAAAGAGGGAGAAAAAATGAGAGCCGCAGAAATTATCAAGGACATGGTTGTAAATTCTCATCCGAAAATAACTTATAAGGTTCTCGCGAAAAAACTTGGCTATAAAGCAGCAACGAGCGTCACGGATAGACTGAATCGTGGAGAATTGAGCGCAGAGAAATTCGCACAATTTGCAGATGAACTTGGCTACGAAATTATCATTCGTCCCAAAACCATCAAAAAGGAAAAAGAAGATTTTTACCGTTTGGAATACCCCAAAAGAGCAAAGGACAGTGATTCTGAATGAATGTAGCGTATGTTCGTGTATCTACTGTTGAGCAGAATGAAGCACGACAGGTAGAAGCGTTGAAGCGGCATAACATTGACCGTTGGTTTATTGAGAAAGTCTCTGGAAAGAATATGGATAGACCAGAGTTGCAGAAGATGCTTAAATCAGTTCAGCCGGGCGATACCGTGTTTATCCATGATTTCAGCCGCCTTGCCCGTAGCACAAAGGACTTGCTTGAAATGGTCGAAGCGCTGCAAGCTAACGGCGTGCACCTTGCCAGTGATAAAGAGAGCCTAGATACAGGCACTCCCACAGGTAAGCTGATGCTCACGATGATTGCAGCCATCAACGAATTTGAACGACAGAATATGCTCGACCGCCAGCAAGAGGGCATCGAAGTGGCAAAGCAGAAAGGCGTTTATAAAGGCCGAAAACCCACCGAGTATGACCGCAACCTCTTTGACGTTCTCCATGAGCAGGTGGAGAAGCGTATTCTCACGGTCACGGACGCTGCCAAGCAGCTTGGTGTGACCCGCCAGACGTGGTATCGGATTGCTGAACAGAATAGGTGACGTTGTTCTCAACCTAGAATAAAACCGAATGAGAAAGGAGAATACATTGAGAACGATTAACGGAAAATATGCTTCTGCAAAGGTGTTCACGGACAATATTGAAGACAAAGCGTCTGAGCAGATTTTGACGCTTTGCAATCAGAGCTTTGTTGATGGCTGCAAAATTCGAATTATGCCAGACGTTCATGCTGGTTCCGGGTGCGTAATTGGGTTTACGGCAAACTTGGGCAAGAAAGTCATTCCGAATATTGTCGGCGTGGACATCGGTTGCGGAATGCTTGTCGCTGAGCTTGGAATTGAACACATTGACCCGAAAAAGTTAGATAAAGTAATCAGAGAACGTGTCCCGGCTGGAATGAATGTTCACGAATCGCAGAAAATGTCGGATTCTTTCCTTAGCCAGCTTGAATGCAAAGATAGCCTACATAATATTGACTGGATTCTTCGCAGCATGGGTACTTTGGGCGGTGGCAATCATTTTATCGAGCTGGACGAAGATAAAGAAAAAAACCAGTACCTTGTTATCCATACTGGAAGCCGAAATCTTGGAAAGCAGGTCGCAGAGTATCATCAAAACGTAGCTATCTCAAATATTAAAGGAAAGAACAAAAGAAAAGAAGCTACGGAACGTCTGATTGCAGAACTGAAAGAGCAAGGCCGTGAACAGGAAATCTCGCAAAAAATCAAAGAATTGGATGTTCAGTTCCCTGATATTCCAAATGAGCTTTGCTATCTCGAAGGCAAAGAACGTGATTCTTACCTTAACGATATGCGGATTTGTCAGGCTTTTGCGAGGATGAACAGAGCGAGAATTATGCACACTATTTTAGATGGTGTTGGAATTGACTCTATTCTGACCCATGCGTCCTTCTTTGAAACCGTTCATAACTATATTGATGAATCGGATGATATTATCCGAAAAGGCTCTGTATCCGCTAGAGAGGGCGAGAAGCTGATTATTCCTCTTAATATGAGAGACGGTAGCCTTATCTGTGTTGGCAAGGGCAATCCTGATTGGAATTTCTCTGCTCCGCATGGTGCTGGCAGACTATATAGCAGAACAGCCGCTAAAAAAGTATTCAGCGTCGAGGAATACCAAAAACAGATGAACGGAATTTATACTACGTCAGCCGATGAATCCACGTTAGATGAATGCCCGATGGCATATAAGCCAGCGCAGGAAATTATCAACACAATCTCCCCAACAGTTGATATCGTAAAACACATTAAGCCCATTTACAATTTCAAAGCGGGAGAATAAAACCGAAAGGAAATCAACATGAAACCCGTAAAATTGTCAGATCAGAGCTTGAAACTGATTGAAACATTGTGCGATTACACCGACAAGCCAGATATTCTCAATGCCATCGCAGACGCTTTGTACTACGATGCGGACGAGCTGAAACGCAGGCTCAACCAGCTTGCAGAAGAAGTCAAATAAACCGCACATTCTATCTGCTAAAACGAATTTTAACAAATAATTTTCCGAAAACAGCATTATAAAACCGAATATTTGATTTTTGTGCAGTTGTAGGCACTCTTTACATTTTCAGGTAGGGGGTGCCTATTTTTTATGCAGCCAAAGCAGTGTATCGCAATCATTGACAGCATCAAAGCGTATGCAAAGCAAAATCCGACCGAAGCACAGGTCTATGAGGACTGGTTTCAGGCGGTGGTGAACTTAAGAGACGCCCTGCCGCAAGACAAGCGGTTCGATGCCTACAAATACTCTGGTGAGCTGCGTTCCATCTGCGCATCCATGATGGGCAAGATGAAAACAGGCGAGGACGTGGCGAAGGTCTATGACATTATCGGCCGGACGTACCTATTTGAAGCAAAGGATGTGTTCGATAGCTATTGCATCTACCTTGAATGGAATCGTGCGCCGGAAAAGAAGTTCTATCAGCCGAGACGCAGGGTTCTGAAAGTGCTGGCAGATGACCTTGAGGACTTGTTTTATAAGCGGATTGACTTCTTGGGGGTTAGCTTACCTGCTCGCGTCGGAAAATCGACGCTATGTATTTTTTTCATCACATGGCTGATGGGCAACCGCCCTGACGTTGCATCGGTTATGAGCGGACATTCTGACAAGCTGACCAACGGCTTCTACGGCGAAGTGTTGTCCATCATCACTGACCCTGTGACCTACAACTGGGGCAAAATCTTTCCTGACGTTCAGCTTGTGGACAAGAGCGCAAAGGACGAAAGCGTTGACCTGAACCGCAAGAAGCGTTTCCCTACCCTGACTTGCCGCTCAATCGGCGGCACATTGACTGGTGCTGTTGAAATCGGTGAGGGCGGCGTTCTGTACAGCGATGACTTGATTGAGGACTTGGAGGAAAGCCTGAACGTTGAGCGTCTGAACAACAAGTACGATGCTTATTTGAACCAGTTGAAAGACCGTAAGAAGCAAGGCGCATTGGAACTGATGGTCGGCACACGATGGAACGTGCTTGACCCTCTGGGACGCATCCAGAACCAATATGCAGACAACCCCAAATACAGATTCCGGGTGATTCCTGCGGTGGATGAGAATGGACACAGCAACTTCAATTATGACTATGGCGTTGGATTTGACGATGCCTACTATGCCGATATGAAAGCCAGCATTGATGACGCAACATGGTGGGCAAAGTACATGGGCAAACCCTATGTGCGTGAAGGTCTGCTGTTCCCTGCCGATGAACTGCGGTATTTCAACGGCGTTCTGCCTGACGGTGAGCCTGATCGCAAGCTCATGGTCATGGATATTGCATGGGGTGGCGGTGACTTCACAGCCTGTCCTATCGCCTATGTGTACGGCGATGCTGTGTTCATTCCTGACCTTGTGTTCAATAACGGCGATAAGACCGTGACCAGACCGGAAGTCGTAGGAAAAATCATCCAGCATAAAATCAACGTGGTGCGCGGCGAAGCCAACAACGGCGGCGATGAATATTGTGACGTGGTAGACAGCCAGCTCAGGCAGCAAGGCTATCACTGCTCTGTCCGAAGCCAGCGTGCGCCCAGTGGTCAAAGCAAGCTGTCCAGAATCATCCAGTATGCGCCGGACATCAAACGGTTCTATTTCCTTGACGAGAAGCACCAGTCGAAAGAGTACAAGGCGTTCATGGAACAGGTTACGATGTTCACGCAGCTTGGCAAAGTTCCGCACGATGATGCACCGGACAGTCTGGCACAGCTTTCCGATGAATTGTATAACGGAATCAGTAAAATTGAGCCTGTCAAGAGGCCTTTTTGAAAAAAGTGTCATATATAGCGGTGCTTGGAAACAAAAATTTGATTTTCAGCTATATTTTGCTTTACAATATAAGCAGGAAGCTTGCTACTTCCGTAAGGTATTCTTCTGATGAGATTTTGTCATTTTGCTCATCGGCCCTTCATTGTGTGAATACCACTCCTTTCTTTCCTGTGGCGACGGTCGCTCTTCGTCACAGGTTTCTATGAGTTGCGTTCTCTACCGGATGAGAATGCTGGTGCCCCCAATGCTTAACAATGCCAGCAAGCGGTGGTTCAAACCCACCACGCAGCACAACGATTCTCTTGCTTTGCATGGGATATTCTCCTGAAACTACCTCTTCCGTTATTCCCGGCTCTCAATGCAATGTCTTTAGATTTTTCACATTGCAAAGAGCAACGGTTCCAATTAATCCGGGTTTATCACAGATTGCAGCAGTCAGGCGGCTGCACGTCGAAAGACGTAGGCATTGGTGCAAATCCGAAATCTGTGACCATTTGTGGTTTTCTTTTAGGCGGGAAGACTACGTTGTTAGTCCCGACAACTAACTAGCGTAACCGGAAGCGCGAACAGTTTCCCGGTAGCTTCTGACAGGTCTGTGCTCAACAGCCTGTTTCCAGAAATTCAACGAAAGGAGCACTCATGCTAGTTAGAATCTGTTGCCCTTGTATCCGGCAGAACCATATCTATAAGAACGTCCGCTGCAACCGCTATCTTGGCGAAGTAGACGGACGATACCATTTCAAGTGCGACAGATGCAAGGGTGTTATCGAAGGAGACACAAGGGAAGGATGGGTGAAAATCATCCATCCGCCAGAAAAGTAAATAGCTTTTAAAGCGCAGTTTTGGCGCAGTGAGATAGACCTTAACAGGTTTGTCTTGCTGCGCTTTTTATTTTGCCGGAAAGGAGGAAAACGTGGCTGAGTATCAGATGGCTGTTGACGACTTTTTGAATGAGCCGCTAACCGGGCGCAGACCGATTGAAACGCCGGAGACGGAAATCAATCGGGCGAACGTGCTGAAAGTGGTCATGGGCAAGGCAGAGCCTATTCATCTGCTGAACAAGAACGAGATTCGCTTTCTGCACAACTACTACTTGGGTAATCAGCCTGTCCTCAATCGCACAAAGGAGTATCACGCTGAAATTACAAACCGCATTGTAGAAAACCACGCCAACGAGTGCGTAGGCTTCTACACCGGCTACATGAGCGGCACTCCTTGCTCTTATGTGCGGTCTGAAACGGCAACTGGTGACGGTGAGGAAATCGCCCGCCTGTCCAACGCTTTGCAGTATGAGGGCAAGGATGCGCTTGATCGGCGGCTCTGGCAGTGGATGTTGGAGTGCGGACAGGGATACCGCATTGTTCTTCCTGACAAGGGGTACAACGGCAACTACCCGGACGAAACGCCCCTTCTGGTGGACGTTCCAGACCCGGATATGGCGTATGTGATTTACAACTCCGGCATCGGGCACAAGCCCATTGCCAACGTGCTGCATATCCCACGCAATTATCAGAATGACCTGAACGACCTGATTTGCGTGTATACGCCGAACCAGTACTTTGAAATCGACAACGGCAAGGTTACGAAATCGGAGAACCATTCTCTCGGAATGCTGCCGATGGTCGAATACAAGCTGAACCCGGAGCGCATGGGTTTGTTTGAACCTGCTATCCCTGTGTTGGATGCCATCAATGACCTTGAAAGCAACCGTCTGGACGGCGTGGCACAGTTTATCCAGTCCATCATGGTGTTTACCAACTGCCTTGTGGACGAAGAAGCCTTAAAAGCCGTTAAGGCTATGGGCGCAATGTGCCTGAAGTCATCTTCTGGTCAGCCAGCTTCGGTCGCACAGCTTGCAAACGAGCTTGACCAGCAGCAGAGCCAGACTTTGCTTGATTCCATGTTGAACGTGTACCGCAGTCTGACTGCTATGCCTAGTGCCACTGGTAGTGAGAACGCAACGTCCGACAACGTGGGCGCAGTCATCGTCCGCAACGGCTGGAATCATACCGAAGCGAGGGCGCAGCAGTACGAGAATATGTTCAAGTTCTCGGAACGTCAGAGCCTGTCTGTAATGCTGAAAATCCTGCGTGATACGGCTGGTTCTAAGCTGATGGCAAGTGACATCAATATCAAACTGCCACGTCGTCAGTACGATAACCAGCAGAGCAAAGTTCAGATTTTTGCGCAGATGATTCAGCAGCCGATTGACCCGCAGTTGGCATTCACTACGCCCGGTCTGTTCCCTGACCCGCAGGCTGCTTACGAAATGAGCAAGCCTTTCCTGATTGCTTCCGGCAAGCTGGGCGAGGACGGAAAAGCACCGAAGCCGCAGGAACAGCCTAAACAGGATGTTACCGGCACAAATGCCGGGAACATGGCAGACAAACAGTCTGCCGATACCAATAAAGAAACAGAGGGCGAATAGCCCTTTGCCATAAACACGGCAGGGAAGCCGGGATACAAATTTCGCAGCGTTGCAGGGAAGCAACGGTAAAAAAACGCAGGAGGAAATTAACGATATGAAACTCAATGTGTTGCTTGGTGATGCCTACAAAGAGGGCATGACCGCCGATGAAATCATTTCTGCGCTTGAAAAGGTTGCAGACCCTAACGCAGAGGTTGAGAAGCTGCGCAACGCCGTGACGAAAGCCAACGGCGAAGCTGCTGAGTACAAAAAGCAGCTCAAGGCAAAGCGTACCGATGACGAGAATGCCGCACAGGAACAGGCTGACAAGCTTGCAGAGATGCAGAAACAGATTGAAGCCCTGACTGCCGACAAGGAGAACCTCGTCAAGGAAAAGACCCTTGCATCTTACCGTGAGAAGTTCGTTGCACAGGGTTATGACGCTGAACTTGCCAACAAGGCTGCATCTGCACTGGCTGACGGTGACATGGACAAGGTATTTAAGTTCCAGTCGGAGTTTATGACCGCTCACGACACCGCTTACAAGGCTTCCCTGCTGAAGGATATGCCCACACCTCCGGGCGCGGATGGCAAGGGCGGTTCTGACAGTGAGGGCGTGGCGTTTGCTAAGAGCCTTGCACAGCAGAACGCAAATACTTCTAAGGCATCGAGTGACGCAATGAGTGCTTTCCATTAACAAGGAGGAAAACATGAAGTTTACCCGAAACACGGTCAACGGAATCAACGATACCATCCTTGCTTCCAATGACTACACTGCCATCCCCTTTACCGTTGCTGGTACTGACGTGGTAAAGGCCGGTTATCCTATGACGCTGGCTGGCGCGAAAGCTACCGCGTCCGGTGACACTGGCGCAAAGACCATCAACGCCGATGGCATTTTGCTGTT